CAATAGCGGCAACAAGTGCAGCGTAATTCATTATGCCATCGGCCCTCTAGACATTACGCCTTTAGTAGCAGCGCCTGTACCACGCATCTTAATTTCACCATTTCTATTCATTTGAGTAGAAGCTGGATTACCCATACTTACTCTGCGAGCTGGCATACCGCCCGGAGCTGACTCTACTGCACTCATTGAATTAGGATCTGTTTGATAACCTGTTTTTGCAGTTTTTATAGTCTTACCATTCATATTATGCGGTTCTGCATAGACTTTGGCATCGCCAACTTCTTTGCCCATTACCTTTTTAGAAAACTTAGCCATTATCTGCCCCTTTGTGCGGCTACTTTAGCCATATTGCGTCCCATAGACTTCATGTTAGCATTAGTCTTTCCTACACCGTTCTTGATTGGTCCATTTTGTGTTTTAGCTGTTGGTCCAGAATCACCAAGGTTTGTACCTTCAGTTTTTCCTTTTCTTGCTACTCCATCGGCTGATTTCCTGAATCCCATTTTACACTCCTAAGTTATTGTTACACTATTTACTGTCCCAGTTGCAACTAATGCATTGGGTGTTAAAACTCTATCAAACCCGCTAGATCCACCAACAGGTGCCCAGCCCCACTCAAATACTCTACTACCACCTTCTTGATATCCATTTTGCTCTATAGTATTATTAGTACCATTTCTAATCTGCAAACCGCTTACACCAGAAGCTTTATAACTTGTATCAGGTCTTGGCTCTCTTACCGCTTGCGGATCATCTACTGGGTACATTCCCAACGATAACTGCGGTTGATCCCTTTCCCAACACTCTACACATACTTTAATATTCTTTATTTGTTGCTTAATGACCAGCTTTCTAAGTTCTTTTAACTTATACCGCTGACCACATCTGTCACATTCGGCAATTGCAAACTTGCCACTACTAAACTTATTAGGCATAGAATAAAGTCCTTGGCACAAATCTAGAAGCCGCCTTATCCCTATCTTCTGTAGATGCCAGTAACCATTGTTCTTCGTACTCTTGCTTTAAAAATCCTATCCTTGGCTGTCCTTCTGGTAGTTTCTGCGCCATATAAAACGCTAGTCCAGCTACCATGCAAGGTAATAATCTAAAAGGAATATCTTGTTCTGTAGTTCCACTGCCAGCGTCTTGAATCCTACGCATACGCCAGTAAATAAACGTGTAAGGCGCACCTCCAGCATCAGGTGTAGGCCATACGTTTATACATGGAAGATTCTGAATAATTACAGACACTCCATCAGCATGAGTTGCCGCAGTCGTTCCGTTCTGTCCACGAGCGCAGTTGGTTAATGTGTTTCCTATTATGTTTGGATAGCTAATAACCTCTGTACCTATTAATACAAAACCAGCACTCGGTAAATTAGCGCTTGATGCCACATTAATTGAGGTAGCTGTTATACTAACTAAGCCAGAATTATCAGCTAAAACTGTAGATGCTACAGCATTAGTCATCGCAGTTTGGCGGTTAATCCATACTTGAATTGGTCTACCTGTAGTCAGCTTATTAGGAATAGTGGAGTAAGTAGACTCAGATATTCGGCTAATGTTTATGTCAACTTGATTGCTTGCTGATCCGTTATTTTGACGGATAACCATATCTAGTAAGTCTATTGTATTGTTTGGTATGGCATATAACGCCTGTCCGGTAACAAGGTTTATTTGACCTTGCTCAATAGTCCATAGATTAATACCACGGTTAGCCCATTCAATACTTAATAAGTTTAAAGATCTACGGGCTGTGCGTAAGTCATAACCGCTACGCAACTGAGAACCACAACGCTCAAACGCCTCTTCAACAAGGTTGTTAAGGTCTAGGTTGAATGTTGTTAGTCCTGAAGTTGTCATTACTTCCTCTTTTTAGCCGTTTTTGCTGAATTGACGAAATCCATTGCGGAGGGGGCACCTTTGGCTCCGACCTTCCGCATTTTCTCACCAGAACCAGCAGCAATTCTTTTACGCTTTGCATTGATATTATCATACAGCCCCACTTTACCACCCTCAGCAAATTGAGTAAAGTCCGTATCATCTCTACGAGCTTTCTTTTTACCACCGGGCATTTTAGATGGGCTTATTGCGCCCATTCCACGAGACGGCCTCATTTTTTGTACATGCCTCCACCACACATTACAACTGTTCCTTTAGTCTTGCCACGAATAGCGCAACCATCGGCACGTTTGGACGCACTGGCAACGTTGCCACCCTTTTTATATCCTGCCCCTTGATAAGCTTCATATTCACGAGCCTCTTCCGGTACTGATTCTCTAAATTTTTTCCCAGAACGAATTTCATCACGGGCTGATTTAGCCATTGTTGTAGATATTTTAGATAAAAAATCTTTTTCACCCTCAATCCCGCTTTGCATTAACTCACGGGATCTATCTAATTTTTCTACTTCTTTAAAAGTAGGTTTGCGTATGTTGGCCATATTAACAAGCTCCACCATTCTTCATTTTAATCATTGTACCCTTGGTTAAGCCTTTTTTAGCTACACCATTAGCTGCTGAACGGAAAGATCCACCTTTAGCTAGTTTAAGCTTAGTACCCTTACCGCCTTTATGTTCTTGCATATCGTGTTGCTTAAACGCTTTTTTAATCATGGCCTTGTCTTGAGACTTATCCATTTTCATATCTTCTTTAGCATCACTCTTAGCCATACCGCCTTTTTTCATAGGCATTGCAGGAGTTCCGGGCATCGGTCTGCCAGCTTGCCCCATTTGATTGTCCATACCCATACGTCCACCTACAGGCATTTGTGGTCTTTGTGGCATCCCACCTTGTGGCATTGCCGGTCTTTTAGCGGCCATCATTGCGGCCATCATTCTTGGATCCATTTTTGAAGCCATAGTATTACCACCTTTTTTAAAAGTTTTGCCTTTGTCGGCGTTTGAAAAATCACGCCCCACGGACTGTGGGACACCTACCTTCTTAGCAAAAGCTTTATTATGAGCAATTGCCTCCATAAAATTGTGTTGTTTCTTAGATGTACTTGGCACGGGTAAATCCTTTAGTTGCTATACCATCTGCACGTTTAGAAGCTTTTGATCTAACTGTCCCACCTTTTTTAAATGAACCACTATATCCTACTTGAAAACGTGGTGCGCCTTTGCCACCTATTGGCTTTGTAACACCAGCTCTAAAACCATCTTTTTCATAATTTACGTCAGCAGCTGCTAATTTATTTATTTTACCCTGTGGTGTGTCTATACTAATTCCTGTTCCACCAAAATCTATAGCGCCATCTTCCAGTTTCTTTTTAAATCCTAATCTACCAACCATTCCTTTTGGTGCTGACATTCCACTTTCTGGTGGCGGTGCTGGTATAGATCCACCAGATAAAGAAAATGGTGATTCACTTCTTGAACCTTCATTGTCAAAATTTTCGCTTTCGGCAAGTCTTTTATTTATGCGTTTAGCTAAACTTTCTTCCACTTTATTTACCTTGAAATAAGCTGGTCAATTTTGTTTTCAAGCTTGTTAAACCTTGCGTCAATGTGTTCAACAATGCGGTCAACTTCTGCTTTAGTGACGTTATCACGGGCTACCTCTTCTCTGGTTTTGTTTAACAATATACCAATACGGGCTAACTCTGTAAACTTTTCATTCATCATATAGGCTATTACTGCTATTAATATAGTCAGTCCGCTTGTCCATAATTCCATCATATTTAGCATTTCCATCTCTTTAGACTTGCAGCCTTCCTAGTTGGTTTGCCGTTCTCGTCTTTCATTGGTCCGGGCATCCCTGACATCCTAGCGCAGAATGATTTCTTTCTTGCACCACCTTGCGGTTGCGGAGCCTTTAGATTAGACCCCGTAGCCGCATTGTACTTAGCTCTACCTTTTGCAGTAAGTCCCGCCCCTTGAGATACGGGTAACTTTTCACCCCTACCAATAGCAAGAGACGGAGCTTTCTTAGCCATAAAATATAGTAATTCCAGTTACTGAACCTACACTCAAAGTTAAATATAAACCTTCTTTTGCCACAATCCCTTCACCGGGAATTAATATACAAGTTGTGTTTGGTGTACCAAGACTTGCTATGTCCATTGTATAAAGAATTGGGCC